ACGCGCTGCGGAGGATCAAAAAAAGGCTTCCGTTAAGTCAGCGACAGTTGTTAAACCACCACCTAAGAAAAAAAATACAAAGCAGCCACCACCTAGAAAACCGTCTTGGAGAGATTTCAAATCGGTAGGCGCAGCTAAAAAGGCTGGCTACAAAAGCTATATGGGTAGGGATGGTAAGGAAAAAGCTGCGGTATTCCGTGAAGAGCTTGGCGTAGGAACCACTAGTGGCAATGCAAAAAAGAGACTAACCGCAGAGCTTAATAAGAGAAGGAAGAAAGCTAAGGGCGTCCCTAAAATAAGAGTCGGAAAGATAAAGATAAAGAAGCCGTACTAATTCTAAAAACTAACGTTGGAAAATAGGAATTAATCATGAAGATTGTAAGTGAAACAGCATTACGTGTTGCGACTCTAAGTGGGGCCGTAGTACTTTTTGAAGCGGGTGTCCCGCGTGATGTCTCTGACAGTATCGGTCATGTCGCACTGACACTGGGTGCAAAGGAATACAAGAAAAAAGAAGCTGGAAAAGTAATCTCTGAAGAAGTGAGCGTAGAAGAAGTAGTTCAAGATCCCACGCAAGAGCCGTCGACGCTGTTAGTCACCGTTCTAGAAAAGATGATGGATGAGGGCGACCCAACTAACTTCAAAGCTGACGGATACCCAAAAGCTTCAGCTGTAAATAAAGTAATGGGCGAGACCGTTGGTACGGATCAACGGGAAGCCGCTTGGGAATCAATACTAAACTCATAGGTTAATATCATGGCTGTGACAGTACAGAGCGTACTAGATAGAGTACAGACAGTAATACAAGATACGACAGGTGTCAGATGGCCGGTTGTGGCAGAACTTGTTTTGTGGGTGAACGACGCGCAACGTGAAATTGCCTTGCTTAAACCTGATGCTAGTGCGGTTAACACTACCATTACATTAGCTGTGGGTACTAAACAAGATATCCCTGCAACAGGGAACCGTCTACTAAAAGTGGTACGTAATATGTCAGCCGCCAGCAGCGGAACGGGAAAACGTTCAGTGAGGTTAGTCAATCGAGAAGTGCTTGATGGGCAAAGTCCTGACTGGCACGATCCCTCGGTGTCAGGTGATGCATCGCATACCAACATTGTTAAGCATTATATCTATGACGAAACTAACCCTAGAAATTTTTATGTATATCCTGGGGTGGCGGGTAATGCGTACTTAGAGATTATTTTCTCTGCGAACCCAACTACTGTTGCACAAAACGGCTCCCTATCTATCCCTGACATTTTTGCTAACGCGATTATGAATTATGTGCTTTATATGTGTTATATGAAAGACGCTGAATACGCGGGTAACGCGCAGCGCGCTAGTTCTCACTTCCAGCTGTTTACTGCATCGGTAACGGGAAAGGCGCAGGTTGATTTAGTTACCTCGCCAAACCCAGAGATGCGTCCTTCAGCTCCTATGGCTATGCCTCGGTAAATAGTTTATGGCTACCACTAGCTACGAAGAATTGTTCCCTGATGTGATACCAGTTGTTCCTGACTGCCCTGATAGCTTGATTGAGAGACACATTCGATCGGCTGTTATCGAGTTTTGTGAACGCACAGGTATATATCAGGTTGAGCTTGATCCGCTCACCACTGTAAGCAATATCTACGAATACGACTTAGAAACCCCGTCGGGGACTGTCGTACATAAGGTTATGAGTGCCGTCCATAACGGGCTGACTCTAGAGGCGATATCTACTGATTTGTTAGAGCAGCGTAAGCCGAAATGGCGAGAGGTTTCTAACTCTGGAACACCTGAGTATTTTATAAAGCAGGGGCAGTCATTAGTGTGGCTTGTACCAGTACCAGGGACCACTGTCGTTAGTAGCACGCTTATCAGAGCACAGCTCAAACCAACGGCTAAATCCAATGGTTGTGATAGTGCAATCATGTCGGAGTATCGGGACACCCTTATTAATGGCGCGCTATTAAGATTACTTAGAATGCCTGGTCAGACATGGACGGATTATCAAGGCGCTCAAGTATATGCATCTCTGTTTTCAGAAGGCATACAGACCGCAGAACGAAAAGCCAGACACGCAGATGAAGGTGTCGCTAGGAGAGTACGGTATGGCGGACTTAATAGAGCTTGGAACAGAAGACGTAGATACGGTAACGGAGGGTAGTGACCCTGTAATTGCAGACATTAGCTGCAATTTTCATTGGGTTGGACCTGCGGTACAGGAGATCCTAGACGCGAATCTTCAGCTGACATACACAACCGGCGATATACACGCCGCGTGTGAGCAAGGGGCAGCGACTCTATGGACAACACATGAGGGTTTCGTAGTAACAACGGGCGAAACAGATCTGTTTACCGGCGAGCGAACAATGCTTGTTTGGCTAGCATGGGCAAAGGAGCGCGGGACGAATCTCGTAGATAAACATCAAGATTTTTTTATAGCACAAGCCAAAGTCGGCGGGTTTGTGAAGCTAGAAACACGGTCTGCTGTACCTGAGCTAAGAGAGTATTTTTTAAAGCAAGGCTGGCAGATAGACACAATAGTTTATACGAGAGACGTGTAATGAGCAGTAAACCAAAGAAACAAGACTATGAGGCATCCGCTGCTGAAAAAACCTCTGCATCAGTAGCGATGGCCGACCACAAGTATTTCAAAGAGAAATACGACCCGCTCCTTCAACAGATGCGCGATGAGTCCCTGACTGATAGAGCGACCGATAGGCTGCGTGGACGTGCCAATGCTGACACTATGCAAGCACTTACCAAGCCCTCTTATGCAAGAGCGGCAGGCGGTGCTGATGGTGGTGATATGGCACAGGCTTATTTAGGCCAGTTAGGTATTGCCAACACTTCCGGTAAAGAAATCCAAAATACTATGCAGACTAACGTGCTCGGCACGGCTAGAGGGCAAGCAGCTGATGCAAGCTCTGGAATGGCCCAAGCGTCTAGGTTGGCTACGTCTAGTGCATTGACACGCGCGAAGAATAAACAAGCGGTAGCAGACGCCAAATTTACCGCAGTCGGGCAAGTTGCTGGCGCGGCGTTAGCCCAAGGTTTGGATAATATGGGTAGTACAGGCGAGCGAGACACAGGAAAGACAACCCCAGATGGGAAACCAATAATGGAGAAAACCCAAGGTGGTTTTTTTAGTCCGACTAATAAAGAGGGTCAAAAGGTAAAGGGCTTCAAAAATAGATTGGCATACTCGGAGTTTTTCTCATGATTAGTATAGGTCAGTTGCCCCCCGAATATGGTGGCTATAGCTCTCAGCAGAATGCTAACGCGCTGCCATCAGTGCAAGACCCAGATAAAGTCTATGAGGCAATGACCCGCCAAGACTATCTTGATTATCAGAAAAACTATCGTGGTTTTGAAGATGGCCTAATTGATAAAGCACAGAACGACACTTCTTTAATTGATGCAGCGCGTACAGATTCTGCAAACGCGATGGGACTAATGAGTGGTGTATCTGATCGAAATGCATCGCGATATGGGGTTGAGCTCACTCCTGCACAGAGACAGGAACGACGGCGATCTCTTGCGCGAGCGAACACATTAGGAACCTCCCAATCGCTAGGGGATGCACGCGTCGCACAACAAGAAGCAAATCAAAGACAGCTGTCTGATCTAATAAATATTGGGCAGGGTGTAAACCGCTCGTCTTTATCTCAGATGGGTTCCGCAGCCGCAGATGCTACGCAACGAAAAAACGCTTACGACTCAGCAAAAGCCGCTTCAAAAGCACAAACCTACAGCACCCTAGGCAGTCTTGGCTCGATGGCCATTATGGCTATGGCTTTTTAGAGAGGATTTTTTATGGCACTCGCAGAAGGACTATTGTCTGGCGGTCAGAATATTATGGCCTTCAACCAGCAGAGAAAAGAAAACCAAATGGCTCAGTCTAGGATTGACGAGCAAACACGTCAGTATGATGAGACTATGGCGGAGAGTACTCGCCAATACAACCAAGACTATAAGCTCGCGCAAGCAAGGGCCAAGGACGCAGCAGAACAGCTAAAGTTAAATACAAGTGCGGGCAGTCGCGCCGAAGACATGCATCCACTACAGCTAGAGAAGGCAAAACTAGAAAATAAGATTGCTGGTGAAAAACAAGAAAGCATAGACAACGACAAAGTGATCAGTTTCTTAATAGACAGTAACTTAATTAGCGCGACAAACTCTCTTGTGCTCGACACTACGAGTGGTGCTGGACTAGAGGCCATAAAGAAGGGCGGAGCAGTTGTCGATAACGCTATGAAGGCAATAGTGCAAAGAGACCCCGATCTACCGGAGGGCTATACAGTAGACACAGTTGATAGAACAACCAACCCAGGATATATAATTATCAGCGGTGCATATGAGGATGGTCGGCGCGGGGTCTGGACACAGAATGGAACATCTGAGGATGGTGATCCAGCACTTAACGTGGACTACGCAACGATGCTCGGCTTACTAGACGACGAATTCAGAACCAATATCCGTGGTAATAGCAACATGGGGGCGACCGCCGCTGACGTGCAAGTTATGGCCAATATGGCTTGGGGAATGAGTGAAAAGAACGCAACTGAAGTCATTGACGCAGAAGTAGCACAGAACACTTTACACACCACAGTGACAGCAAAAATTGGCCAAGCAGCCGCAGACCCTAGTACTGGGGAAGGCGTCAACGTTGGGATGAAACGGGCATTTCGTGCCGCGCTCGCAAGCGCACCCGACAATAAAGCCAAACTTGCGATACTTATAGAACAAGCAGGGAATATGGGTGTTGAAGTTCCTGAAATCCTTACTGCTCCACCACCTGCTGTGCAAAAGCACAGCGTTTCGCAGCGTCTTTTTGAGGCGGGGATAACCCCAGAAAGCTGGCAGGAGATGCCAGACCAGACAAAGAAGGAAACGCTAGACGTTCTAAATATTCGAGACACCGTAGAGACAGTCGGTAAATGGATCATGAGTCCACTGGCCCCTGCGGCTGATGCATTAATGCTCGGACCGCGAGCCGTGTCTGATGCTGGAAAGATGATAGCTAATTCTAGGCTAGGACGAGTCGCCGGTCTGTCTGAAGTTGGTAATGAACCCCAGTACTCAAACCCGACGCGGTACACAGACGAACAAAATGTAGCGATGCAGGGTACGCCTGATATAACTCTTGATCAGGCAAACGCATCATTTTCAGCCATCAAAGGTCAGTCGGATGACGTTAAAGCAGCAGCATTAGAATTAGACAAAACCCTTTTTGGTCAGATTGATGGTATGGACTCGGATCAGATAGCTGACTATGTTGAACAAGGTGGGTTCGCTATTTCCAGAGAGGACGAGGCTAAGCTAGCCAAGGTACTAAAAGCCGCCGAAGTTGAGACTCCTGAAGATATTAAGAAGCTACCTACAAAGCCCCAGATAGCAGTCCGCGCTTGGTTAGCTACGATTGCCCCTGATGAATCTACTAGAAAGGCAATGATCATCGAAATACAGAACCTACAAAGTGGTTCTGGGCGGGCGGACGCATCACGGTCAGATCTAGAAAAATTAGCAATTGACCGGCAAAACGCAAATAGTAGCGCTTTAACGGCGCAGACGGGCCGAAGCCGTTTGGGGTTCGACTTAGAGAAGCACTCACTAGCGCTTAATGAGTACTTCCTCAAGGCTGACAAACATCAGTTTGATGTAGGGGAAGTGATGGGCGCCAATATACAGGAAAATATGGACGCCACACGGGCAGCTATTTTTGGCGTAAACGATGATGGTGAGCCAAATCAAGAGATAAGTTTTAATAAGGACAGGCTATTTGATGGGATTGGTGGCTCTTCGGGATCATTTACCAAAATGTATAGGCAGTACCGCGATTCTAAAGGAAAGGCCAAAATAGCGGCTCAAGCAGGTTTAAATCAGATAATTAGCGCAGGTTTTCAAGCGTTAGCGGAGAGCGAAGAATACGGCTCTTTTATGGATAACTTTATGCCTGACGGGGGGATCGAGCATATTGGTGGCAATGACATGTTCCTTAATCGATTAATAGTTACTAAGTCGAGTGACGAGGGGACTCCCACAGAGTTTGGTATTAGAGGTCTTGGGTCGCAAACACAACTAGACGAAACAATCCCTGGCAGCGTAATTAAAAATCTTTTCGGTGCCGCTGGGTTTGTTTATATACAAAAGGAAATTGGGCAACAGAAGGGGTCATTATCCGCTATAAATAAGCAACGAGCGAGGCCATAAATGGCTAACCCCATTCAGGAATTATATCAACGGGCGGATGAGTTTCCCGAGAATATCACGCAGCGCCCTGATGATACCGCGATCACTCCGTCTAGTTTAGGTGAGACCTTCGGACGAGGGCTTGCGGTTGGTGTCGAGAACATTAGAACAGATCGCGACTACTTTAAAGGACTTTTTAATACCGTAACAGGTGATAGTGAAGCAGCAGAGATTAACATCCAATCTGCAAAAGAGCGGTCAGCGCGTACTGGCGAGTCTTTAGCTGGATTAGAAACATTTAAAGAGTTTACTGACAACCCAACTTTTGTGGGCCTGTTAGAGCAAACCGCAAAGATTTCAGGGCAGATGGCCCCTTATGCGCTAACGACTATTGCTTCTGGTGGCAGCGGAGCGGTCGCTTCAATGTTAGGCAAAGGCGCGCTAACGGCAACAAGCAGAAGCGTTGCTAAAAATCTTGTCAAAGATGCAGTCGAGCGTTCAGCAAAAGGCACGGGCACTAGAAGCGAGAAAGATTTAGCGGAGCTTGCATACCGGCTAGCTCATCGTACTCTGCCAGGAAAAGCGGCCAATAAACTTACGGCAAGCGGCGGCGCACTAGCTGGCCAATTCACTGAAGAATTCTCGCTAATGGCGGGTGCTAATTTTGGTGAAAACCTTGAGGTTGAGGGACTTTCTGACCAAGAAGCAGCGTATCGCGCTCTTGCACTAGCTCCCTTTCAAGCGGCCATTGGTGTAACAGGCGAACGCCTGATTCAAAATGCTATTTTTGGTAATCTAAAAACCATTGCAAAAGAGCGCGGAGCTAAAGGTTCACTCATAGCTGCACTGGGTAAAGAGGTAGCCAAAGCTACAGGTAAAGGCGCAGTAACTGAAGGTATAGCTGAGACCGGACAGGACGCTCTTCAAGTTCTTAACGTGATGCAGGCTGACCCAACATATAAGTCAGAAGACGCCCTTATGCGACTTGCGGAGTCAGCATTCAGCGGTTTTATCGGCGGCGGAAGTATGTCGGGTAGCGGACGTGCAGTTACAGGGAGTCTGTCAACTGCGGGCGGCATAATGAAGAAAGCGGGGGAGTTTATAGAAACCGCCCGTGAGCAAGCTGTCGACAAGAAGTTTAATGAAGAGCAGTACGGGACTGACGCTGACGGTTATACAGCGCCAGAACCCAGATCGACCGTTAATGCTCAAATATGGGCAGCGCTCGATAAAACTACTAGCCGACATTCTGTTTGGATTGCGGGCAGCAAGCCAGAATACGACGCAGGAGTAAAGACGACAAAAGAAGTAGAGATTGAAGGCCAGACATTTTACACACGCTATGTGCCTGGGCGGGGAACAATCCTTTCGAAGAACTTTGATATTGTAGAAGCAGTTGCCAAAGCAGAAGCTAGCGATGCTTCGTTACAAGTCGCACTAGGGTATAGCGCTGTTAAACCAGCGGATGCAGATATCGCTATCGAAGTTTTGGACCGAGACGGCAACGTTGTATGGCAAGAAGCCGCTAACGAAGAAACTGTCGATGGCGCTCGTGAAGCGGCTATAAAGCAAACGCCAGACGGCGGTTCTGTAAGACGCGTTACTATTAAACAAGCATTAGAGAATCGCAGAAAACTTTATAACGAAGAGGTTGGTCCACAAGTCCGTAACATGGATATGGACGCTGATGAAGTATCAGAGGATGGTGAAAGCTCGGGAGTAGACAATAACGCCGTCGGAGCAGCAGAGTTAGCCGGTGCTAAGACAAATAATGTTGGTAATCAGGAGACGTATGTACCTCGTACAGGCGGTATGGTGTATGCGGCAACAGAATCTGTAAGGAAAGCGTTTGCAGCGGCATTTAAAGACGTAGACCTTCCACAATTTGGAAAAGACAGCTACACAGA